TGAACGCTGCGCCGTTGGTCGTGCCGGTCAGGGCCGCGACGCTCTTGATGTAGGCGCTGTTAACGTAGGTGCTTTTCACGTCATACGTTTCCGTCCACGTCAAAGCTGGCACGACGATGTCGACGCCCTGCACGCCGTTGTCATCGACGCCGATTGCGGAGTCCATGCTCGGGGCGGTTGAAGGAAAACGCCGCTCCGTTCCGCTTCGCGTGGTCGTGCCGCCATTCGATGTGATTTTGCCGCCGTCAGCCTGCGTGATGTGGGACATACCGCCCGACGTGTCGAACGAGCGCGAACGCCGCATCGGGTCTGGTTCTTGCGCGTCAGCGCCGATCTTCTCGTATTGGATGTCGACGTGCCAGGCGTCATCGCCGAGGTAGTCGACCGAATAAGACTCGGCCCGCAGTTGGACGTTTGCACCTGGGTACTGCCAATATTGAAGCAGCCCGCTGATGCGCTGGTTGCAGTCCGAGTGCAGCGCCACGTCGTCTATGTGGCCGAAGACCTTATACGACCGCGTCATCGTGGACGCGGCCTTCTTGCCGAGACGGTAGATCGTCGCGGAGCGCGATGCGTTATCTTCGACCCAGGTTGCCATCCTACGCTCCTACTAAGCCTTCGTCGCCGACGCGGGTGTTGGACTCAATCTTGCCGAGGAGGTCGACCTGCTTCTGGGCGAGCGACGAGCCGAAGCCCATGCCACCCAGAGCGACCGACGAAAACGTCCCGGCGACCTCGGCCTGGCTTGGTCCGCCAACGCCTGCGCCGACTGCCCCCTGCTGTGCTTTCTCTGCCGGGTCGATCGTCGCACCCTCGCCCATGAGCCGCTCAGTGGCAGCGTCGAGAGCGCCGGCGAGCTTGCCCTCCTGCTCGCTTGTTAGGCGACCCATTGACTTGAGCGTGTGGAACTCGTCGGCCAGTTCGCGGAGCCCGTCGAGAGAGCCGACGTTGGCGATGTTGGTCCCCAGGTCGTCCGCCTGCTGACCACGGGCTCGGGTTTCGGCCTGCCCCCTGACGAGGTCGTTTAGCGTGGCCTCGGCTCCCATCGTCGCGGCCCGGCGTTCTTCTGCTAGACGAGAGTTCTCGTCGAATCTGCCCTGTGCGGTAGCGTCAGCACCCGCCCGCATGGCATCAACGCGAGCCTGCGACTCGTTGGCTGCCGCTTCGTTTTCGGCGGCAGCCGTCGCCATGCGACCAGCGACGCCAGGCCGTGCTAGCTCACGCTTGCGGGCTCGTGCCGCCATCTTGCTGTCGACCTTCTCGTTTTCCTTCTTGAGATCGAAGCCCTTCTTGAAAAACGATTGAATGTAATTCCACGACTTGAGGATCCCGGCTTCGAGCGAGTCCCACGCTTTCAGCACGCCGTTGATGATGTTGTCGAAGGCACCCGTAAGCGCCGCCCCGATCGTGTTGGCCGTGGCCGAAAGCCCGGTCCACATCTGCTCCCAGACGACGGCGATCTCCGTCCCGGCGTAGGTAAACACATTCTGGAACGTTGCGACCCACGGGTCGACGTAGCCCATCAGAGCCTCGACGCCACGCAGCCACCCGGCGGTCAGCCCTGCCCAGAGAACGTCCATCGCACCAGAGAGGTCGCCAGCACTGATGGCAGCGTAGATGCCGTTGAATGTGGTCGTGGCGGTTGTGGCGAGATCGGAGAGGACGACCATCCCGTCAGCCGCCGCTTGGTTGAGGCCGCCGCCGATCGCGTCTGCGATGCCAGAGAAACCGCCCGCCGCGTATATCGCAGCGGCACCGGCAGCCCCGAGAAGACCAAGCAGGATGAGCAGCGGAGCGTTGGCCGTCACCCAAGCCGCACCGCTTGCGACCGCTGCGGCCACGGATTTCGTTGAGAACGCCAACACGCCAGCAATCGCCTTATAGAACGACATGCCCACGAATGACGCAAGGCTTGCCACTGCGTTTAATGGAGCGGCGACAACGCCAACCGCCTTGAGGATTCCGCCGAATCCAAAGCTCGCCGCCTGGAGCGACAGGCCCAGCCCCGTGAGCACGCCGCCGATTGCAACCGCCGCCACGCCGAACTTCGCGATTGTTGCGAGAGTCTCTTTGTTCTTGGTGGCCAATGCTGAGAGGCCGTCGATAAAACCAAGGACAGGCTTCAAAGCAGACATTAAGGCTGGCCCGACCGCATCGCTGATGGCGACCGCAAGTCGCTGCATTGCCGCCAAGATGGTTTCGCCAGCCCCCGCCAGGCCGCTCGTAAGCACTTTGTATTTCTCGCCAACAGGCAGGGCGCTGGCCATCGCCTGCATTACTTCTTCAAAACTCTTCTTCCCAGTGGCCCTAAAAATCTCAGCAGCACGAATGGCGTCGTCACCAAAAATTTTCTTGATCGCCATGTCCTTGGTGATCTCGTCCACGCCGGCAAACGCTTTCTCAAGCGTGCCAATCAAAGACGGCAGCGCGAGCAATTTGCCAGAAGTCGCATCACGAAGGTCGGCAATCGAAAGACCGACAGAGGCCATTGCCTCAGCCGCCTCATCAGACGGAGCCTTTAGTCGCTGAAGCATCGTCTTGACGCTTGTGCCTGCGTCAGAGCCAACGATGCCCTTATTCGCCAATACAGCCAGCCCGGCCGCGAGATCCTCAATGCTTTGATTGGATGATGCAGCGACAGCCGAAACTTGGGAGAACGCCTGCGATATCTCTGGGATGCTTGTTGCGCTTGCGTCTGCGGCAGCACTGAGCGCGTTCGCCGCTCGCTCAGAGCCAACCCCGAAAGCGTTCATCGCCTTAGACAGCACTACAGCGCCTTCGCTGGCAGCCATTTCTGCAACGGTCGAAAACTCTGCGGCGGTCTTGCCGGCCCCTCCGAGAACTTGGTCGAGCGTCAACCCGCCCTTGACCATTTCCTTAATTGCTTCGGCGGCTGCTTGAGGCCCAATGCCGAGTTCCTTCGACATCGCCATTGACGATGCCTTGATTTTGTCGAGCTCTGCCGCTGTCGCCCCGGTCGACGCTTGGATGTTCAACAGCGTCGACTGATACGCCGTCCCCTGCCGCACCGCAGCCGCAAACGGCGCGAGTGTCGCCACGCCGATGCCGCCGATCTTCGCACCCGCACCGGCCACAGAGCGGCCCATGTCGCCCATCGCCTTGTTGACCTTATTCAACGTGGCGAAGAACTTGCGCGGGTCAGCCCCGATCTCGACGAATACGCCGCCGCCTTTGATTGCTCCAGCGTTGCTCATGCGTATTTGGCCCAGTCTTTGCCGAAGAGCCGCTCAAGATCCTCGGGAGTTGCCTCTCGCGCCTTGGGTCGCGTCTTCTTGGCGAACGGATTGAACTTTCGAGGGTCTGCCTTGGGGCTGTGCTTGTCTCTGTGAATGTTGGCTTGTTGGGCGATGAGGTTGGCCGTGTGCCACCACTGATGCTCTAGGCGGCTGTCTCTAGCCGCAATGAGTTGTCGGAGGGTCCACTTGCCGGGATGGACTCCGAGGATTCCTGCGGCCTCCCAGATGGTGTCCCAGACTGTGCGATCAGCGTCTCCGCGCTCGCGGCTTCCAGACCCGCCTCCGCTTTCGTCATCATCTCGCCTGCCACTTCGTCCATCTTGGCGGCGAGAAGACCGATCATCCTGCGGAGGCGCGGCGGGAAAAAATCGACAAGCTCGGCCTCCAACGCTTTGACGCCCGCATCGAGAGCATCGCCCCGCAGCCCTTCGAGAAACGACTCCTTGTCGAGCCCCTTCTCCGCGACCTGCTTCACAAGGATCGCATAGAGCGTCTCGCCGATCTTCGCGTACTGGGTGCGAAGCACCTGGAACGTCTGCGAGATCGAGGCGGCGTCGACCAAGTCAAACGGCACCGTCCGCCTGGTGCCGTCCTCGTCGGTTACGTCGACCGACACCATGTCCTTGACGCGGAGCGCCGACGCTACGGTCAACGCCAGACGCCACGGGCGACCTTCGTCATCTTTGAACTCACGCATTGGCTACCTCAGTCCTGAACGGGTCATCTTGCACTCCACCGAAAACGTAGCGACCCCGTCAACGGAAAAGGTTTCGGCAATGCCTGTCACGACCGCCGGGAACGACCAGCCACCCGATCCGCCCGACACGGTGATCGACGTGCCGTTTTCGAGCAGGTCGAAGCTGATGTCGCTGGCGTCGTTCAGTTCAACCGTGACGGTCGCGTCGTAGCCGGTGTTGTAAACCTCGACCATCCGCGACCCGAACGCCTCAATGTCGATCGTGCGGGCCGTCTCCGTAAGGGTGACGCTCCGCGCGCTGGCGATGTTGCCGCCCAACGAGATCGAGCAGTCCTTCCCCAGCGTGATCGCCACGGGTCAGGTTCCGCCCCTGACCGTGATC